CTTCGCCCAGCAGAACGGCCTGCAACACTGCCCGCTTCAGGGTGTCGATCAACTTCTCTCCGGCGTCTGACGCCCCCATCAGCGCGTCGATCATCGCGTTGCCGGCGGCGTCGGACACAAACTCCATGCTGGCCATTGCCGCTTTTTCTCGCTCGCGTTGGGCGATCAGCGCCTCGACAGCCGCGCGCTCTTCGTCGGTCGCGTCCTTCAGCTGGGTGCGATAGCGCAGCATCTCCTTGGCAATCGGGTCCAGCTCACGCGACACCTCGACTTCAGCCCGCAGTTTTTCGATCAGCGTGCCGACCGCGTCCGCCTCAGCACGAGCAGCGCCACCACCGCCCCCGCCGACGCCAGCGCGGCCACTCGTAATACGCGGCGCATTTGGGTCGACAAACTGCCCCTCGACCAGCTGGAAACCGCGACCGTCAGTAACGGGCGTATCCACGGCCGTACCGCGACCGCCGTATTTCATCAAAGCCTGCCCGCCCGGCGAGTTTTCGAAGGCAATCTCTTTCAGGCGGGCTTGGGCTTGGGCCTGCTGGACCATCACCTGCATGCGGCCGATGATGCCATTCACAAATCCCAGGACTTGCGCGGCTGGACCCGTTGCGTCCGTGAATACCGCTGCAAGGTTGGCGCTGGCAGCTGCGAACAAATCCTCCTTCAGCGCGACGACATACTCCCACGCGGCCCGCTCTGCTTCCACGCGCCGTTCGGTTTCCGCAGTGATCGCCTCGTGCCCGCCCAACTCCTCGAAGATCGCGGCCAGCGATGCCTGCACCTCGGTTGTCAGCAACCCCTGCAACATCAGGCGCTCACTCGCGGCTTGAACCGATAGCAACATCTCCTCGCGGGTGTCGCCCTCGATGCCGTGGATCACGCGCAAGACGGTCTGCGCTTCATAGAGGCTGTCGAGACCCTGATACTCGAAGGCAGGGGCGTCCTGCCCCATCCGGCCCGCAATGTCGGCCTCCTGCAATCCGGTGCGGATCGCGTCCTGAAGCCCGACAGTCGTTTCCCCGAGACGATCCTGAAGCATCATCTGGAGATCCCGCGCGGCGACCTCATTGACCACAGTCAGGATCGTCTCGAACTCGCGGCGCACGTCAGCCGCTGTGCCCTTCATCCCGTCGAGATTAGGAAATTGAAAAGCCTCCAACTTCTCCAATTGGGCCGAAACCTCCGCCCAACCCGCGCGCAGGTCTTCCAGAGCGGCGCCAGCGCGGTCAGCCCCATCCTCGGCAGCAGTCATCCAGTTGACCAGCGCAGCCGACCCGGCGATCACGCCCAGCGTCACCAGATTGACCGGCGACAGAAGCGCCAAAAAGGCGCTGCCCAAAGCGCGAACTGCGCCAGCGGCACCCATCGGCCCGATGACCTGCGATATCTGGGTGCCTTGCTGGATGGCCAACATCAACGGGTTCTGCCCTGCCGCCATCATCATGCCGATGTCGTTGAACTGCGCAGTCAGGTTACCCACAGCACCAGCAGAGAGCTTGGCGCTATCCCCCATCCTCACGAAGTTCGCGGCGGCCTGCTGCGCTTGGGCTGCTACAGTTGAAACCCATCCTGCAGCCCCCCCGGCGGCGGCTTTCAACGCCTGCCCTGCTTGCGCCGCCTGCGTTCCCGCCTTGGCGAAGCCGGTGGTCTCGGTCGCGGCTTTCTTCAGTTCCCCCGAAACCGCCGCCACCTCGGCTTTCGCCTGTGCGCCGTTGACCGTGATTGTGCCTTGGACCTTGAAAGTCATTTTTCGCCATTCAGCCCGACCAGGGCGCCCTGTTCTATGTGCTGGACGTCGGACCACACCTCCGGCGTCAACTCGATCCCGGCCAGCTCCAGCCCGGCCCGAACCGCGGCATAGTCCAGCCCGATCACCCGCCCGGACGGCGTGACCCGCCATTGCCCGGCCACGGCCAGAAACGCATCCAGCGCCGGGGCGGCATCTGGCCAGACTGCCGTGCTTTGATCGGGCAGGGTTTGGGGGTCGATGCCGAAGGCGCGAGCCTCGGCCGCCAACTCATCTTCGGCGGCCGGGTCATTATTCAGGCGACCTGCGGCCCAGGCGCGCCCGAGGCCCCGGAGTTTCCCACGCGCGCCCCCGTCACACTGCCGTAATAGCCGCGCACCAGGGCGGCCTGGACAAAGGGTGTCGAAAGCAGTCGGTCGCGCAGGGCGTCGTTCCATGTCAGCGGACGCCCCTCCTCATCAGCGATGTCATCCATGCGGACGACGACATTTCGCAGCAGGACGGCCACATTGGTGGCGTCCGTCGGCTCGATCGCAGTTTCGTCCAACAAACGGTACCTCACCTTGCAGGTCTGGTTTTCAAACCCGCCGTCGACCGGCACCGAAATGGTGACGTCGTGGGTCCATTCGGGACAGGATGAGATTTTCAACATAATGGCCTCTTTTGATGGGTTCGAAAGGGATCAGCTCAAGGGGCGGATCAGGTGAGCACCAGCGTCCACTGGTCATTGCCGGTGTCCATTTGCGGGGCGAATACCAGCGGCCATTCAGCGATGTTCTGGCTGACCTCCACGCCGCTCGGCCGCATCGGCTGGGCTTTGGGGATATTAAGCGTCGCAATGCGACCGGCACCGACACCGTGCCGCAAGACGATCGGCATCTGGGTCGAGGATCTGGCCAAAACATAGGGGTTGAAGTCCTGCACCGGCAGCGCCTCGATCCGGGCCTCAACGCGCTCGTTGCGGCCGGTGATCAGGATGCTCTCGGACCCGATCAGGAACCGTGGTTCGACAGCGACCGCACCGTCAAAGGTGAAGCTGCGCATCACCATCGCAGTGCCGTCGATCGTAAAGGTCGGAGTGTTGGTCGCGTTTGCGATCTGCGGATCCTTGAACGCGGTCAGCGTCGGCGTGGGGTTTGCGAACCCGGCCGCCGGCGCGAACAGGCCCCAGAACTCGAACTCAATATACGGGATCGCACTGGCTTCGATCACGATCCGGAACGTTCCGCGCGCACCGGTCAACTGGTGGCGGATGCCGTCATAGTGGAAATGGATCGTGACGCTGGAGGGTGCGTCGGTGATCGGGTTATAGGTCACGTTCGTGCCGGCAGCAGCGGTAGCGGCACAGCCGCAAGCCACCAGAAGCGGCGACCAGGCAGGAGGCTGGCCGGGAGTGCCTGACGGGGCCAGTTCCACCCGGAAAGTAAGTTTCTGGTGCAAATCGGAAGCGATGGTTGCATCCGCGCCGAACTGCGGGCGTTCCAGCGCTCGCGCCACATCCTGCCCCTCCATCGGCGACAAGGTGACATTTGTGGCGAGGATGGCATTGGCCGCACCCGTCGGGGCCGCATCGGTGCCATAGGTGGTTTCGGTCTTGGCCAGCAGGACCTTCTTGTTCCAGTAGCGCGGCATGTTCAGTCCTCGGTCCGTTTGGTTTCAGGGGGTGTTTCGCCGGCGTTCAAAGGGGCGTTCAAAGCCTCAGGGGCAGGCAGCTCCAGCTGCTCGCGCAGCTCGCCATTCTCGAACACGAAATGGCCGCCTCGGGATGGCAGCGGCATGGCGGCGGGGGTGGCGGTCTTGGTCACGGGGCAATCCTCAGCTGGGACAAGACGGAAAATTCGATCTGGTAGAGGGCGATGCCCTTGCGCAGGTTCAAAAGCGTCCCCCGCACGAGGCGCAGCACATCGGTCGCGCCATCCGGCTCCCACCCCGCGAGCGCGGCAATCACCGCACTGATCAGGTCATCCAGCGTCCCCCGCTGGTGCCCACCGGCCGGCGCGGCGGTGCGGACGGCAAGGATCACCGCGACCGTCTCGGTCACGTCCTGGACGAACAACCCGGTTGCCGATTGCACTGCACCGCCCGATAAGCCTGACGGCACCACGAAGGCCGAGGCGCCAGCAGCCGGCATAGCGCCACTCTCGATCAGCGCGTTGAGTTCCAGCGCCCCCTCGACCCGGTCGATCACACCCGAAGTGGCAAGGCGTTCGGTGACAAGATCCGCCAGCATCAGATCCAGCCCTTCATGCTGTCAGCGGTCATGGGCCGCTCACGGTCGGTGAACAGCGCGCCAGTGCCACCGGTCGTGGCCGGCTCGACCCCAGCCGCCGGAAGACGGATGGCACCTGACCCGATATCGCGGAGGCTGCGCATGGCCGCGTCGAAATCCGCCTTCAGCTTCGGGTCTGGCTCATAGGGGTGCAGACGCCAGATCGCGATATCTTCAGCCAGTGCTGCGACGAGCGGCGGGATGCTGGCCAACGGCAGCGCGTAACGGCCAGCCAGATAGCCATCAATGATGTCGCTGGCATCCTGGCAGGCCTTGGCGACCACATCGGCGTCGATCGCGCCCGTGGCGACCGCGCCCCGGTCAGTGGCGCGGATCAGCATGTCGGCCCCATAGCGCTGCACCAGCGCGGCCTGATCCGTGTAAGCGGGCATGGCAGCTGGCCCTTAGTAAGGGGCTGCGACGCGCGTGACGCGCAACAGCGGATCGGCCTCGATCGCGGCCAGGTCGCCCTCGGTCAACTCATCCACCAACAGCGTGACCGGCTCGGTACCGAACTGGCGACCCGCCCGGCGGCGGCCGGATTTCGGGCCGGTGACCAGCAGCGTCTCAGTCGCGGCATTGTCAGTCTGGGTGGCGGCGGGGGCCGCTTCAGCCGGGGCCGGGGCCGGGGCGGGCAGCGCCTCGACAGCACCTGCCTCAGGCAGCACGGCGTCTGCCGGGGCCTGCTCAACGGTCTCGGGCTTGGGCTTCGGGGTTTTTGCCATGGGGTCAGCTCCTGTCGGGTGATGGGAGGGGGCGCACGCACCCCCTCTGGATCACCCGACCGCGCGGCGCGGCCGGATCGTCCGGGTCAGGCCAGCCAGGGCGCGACCAGCACCTCGGCGGTGCCTTTCCACTCGTTGCTCTCGCCATTGGCGCCCAGCTCGCTGTTCACGATCTTAAGGGCTGCGCTTTCCAGCGCCGGCGGCACCACCAGCAGACGCGGGTTCAGACCCAGCGGATGGCCATAATCCCCCTTCATGCCCATCAAGGCTGCTCGCGCCGTGGCATAGTTCGCCGCGGTCAGCGCCTGCTTGGACCCCCAAGCCATCTGCCAGAACCCGAAGCCCGCATTCATGCGCGCATCGGTGCCGTAGATGAACTCCTTGTTCATGAAGACATTCGGGGTGGTCGGGTCGGTCAGCGAGGTGAACTCGAAGTCCTTGCGGACCTGCAGCAGGATCGGCTTCAGGGCGCGGCTGACATCCAGAAGGAACCACGGGGTGCCCGAGCCGCCGTCGGTATTCGCAACCGACGTGATCGTTACGCCATCCTCCCCCAGCACCGGGTGATCGGTATCGAAGAAATACTGACCGTCATAGCAGTTGGTGGTGAAGCCAGCCTTCAGCAGACCGAAGGTCAGCATGTCCTTCTTGGACCCGGCAGACAGACCCATCTCGGACATGAGGGGCGTATAGATGCCAAGGTTGTCGGTTTCGATGTCGTCCTTGTCGACGCCGATGGTCAGTTCGAACGGCTTTTCCTTGATGGCATAGTCGTGGCTCATCAGGTTCTGGATGGCGCGGGGGCCGATCCATTCGCGCACATTCGGGAGCTTGCCCAACCAGCCGTATTTCTGCTCCTTCTGGGTCGCCCGGATCGTGGTCGCGATCCGGTCAAACTGCGAAGGCGCCTGCGACAGGCCGTTCTGGAAGGCGGTGGAAAAACCGACGCGCAGTGCGTCGAGGTTCGCGGCATTCACGAGCATGGTGTGGTGTCCTTACGAGGCGACGCGCGCCAGGGCTTCATCGAAACGGACCCAGACGCCCTGGGCGTCGACGCTGTCGACGACACCGGCCTTGGACCGCGTGTTGGTTCCGCTCGTCTTGGCGACCGTCTGGTCATCGACGACGAAACAGGCTTTGCCGATATCGGCGACGGTGATCTCGTCGGCGGAGGCCGAGTTGGCGAACCGGAAGATCCCGGCGCGATAGCGCAGGGTCTTGGCCGCCGCCGCGCCCGCAGAATTGTCGACCCGCTCCTCGGCCCGGCCCACGCCGATCAGGTTCAGGCCGGTCACGCCCTTGACCAGATGGCCCGAGGCGTTGCGGCAAACGATGGCACCCGCATAGATCAGCTGCGATGCGGCCACCGGGCCTTCACGCAGGTCGCCAGCAACCTGGGCGGTGTTACGGTCAGCGGACAGCGCGGTCATTGCAGGGCTTCCTTCTTGCGGGCTGCCAGCATCTGATCAACCGGGATGCCCAACAGGCGGGCGGCGTCGAGATCGGCGGCGTTGAGCGAAATCTCACCACCCATGGCGGCGGGCGGCTGGGTGGACATGCCGGTGTGACCCAGCTGCGGCATCTGGCCGATGGCGGCCTCGGTACCGGCAGGATCGGCCATGTGCAGCGACACGAAATAGTCGCGGGTACCAGCGTTCAGACCGGCGCGCTTGTCGGCGATGGCCCGATCGATGAAGGCCTCGGCGCGGCCGCGCTTGTCGCCCTCGTCACGGGCATTCAGCGAGGTGGTCAGCAGGGCCACATCGGCACGCAGCGCCTCGACCGCGGCATTCGCAGCCTGAAGCGATGACTGCAGCGCGGGATCGGGGCGCTCGTCATCGTCAGGCGTGTCTTTCATCGCGGCGATGGCGGCGAGGATATCCTCGACGCTGGCGCCGGCCTTCAGCCCGAGGGCCTCGGCGATCTGGTCCATTTCGGTCTCCTGAGTTGCAGAGTTCAGCGCCACGAGCCCCTTGAGGTTCGGGCGATTGACGAGCGAGGCGCGGGCGATGGCGCGCACCACCTTGGCCTTGTCATGCAGCAGCACCGGGCTGATGCCGCGATAGGCCCGGTCGGCCACCAACGCGCGGCCCTCACCGGTCCATTCGACTTTGCCCCAGATGCCGTCGGCACGGGCCTCCATGGCAACGATCCAGCCGCGCGCGGGCGCGGGCAGACCCTTCGGGGCGGCAAGGTCGGTGGCATGGTCCTGATCGATCGGCAGCCGGTCGGCCATGGCCATGCTCGCAGCGACGATGTCAGCCAGATCGCCAGCCCGATACGGGCCGCGGGCATCATCGGTCTGGATCGTCCCATTCGCGCCAACCGGCAGCAGATGCACCCACTCGGGGGCATCGGCAGCAGCGGCCATCAAGACGGGGGAAAGGTGGGCGGTCAGGTGCTGGGTCATGTCCGCACCATCGCGGATCAGACCTCAGCGAATAATCCGCAACGGGTTGCGGGGTGGTCGCGCTGGCCAGCCTTTTTCAAGGGTGACGCGGCGGCGGCGGGCGGTCAAGCCTCTTCCGCGCCAGACAGCCATTCGTCCAGGATGGCGACGATCTGGCCGCGATCGTCATCCGACAGGCCGATGAACGGCCGGGCGGGGATATTCCCCCAAGGGATCGGGATGCCATTCGCGGCGTTGCCGAAGGCACCGCGGGCGGCCCCGAACTGCATCACCGCCGCATAGATCAGATTGGAGCCCCAGATCACCCCATCCGATTGCGCGTTATAATGGATCTGCGACGAGAGCATCCCGGTCGGGCCGAACAGCGGGCGCGGATCGATGCGGTTGGATTTACGCGACCCGTACCGCTCCAAGGTGACCGGAGACTTCGGCGCCCAGGCGGATCCGTCCGGGGCCTTCCCGGTCGGGAAGCGGTCCTTCGTCGAGGTGGTCAGGTATTCGCCAAGGTCCTGCATCACCGGCCGCAAGTCGGTCAGCCGGTCCTTCAGCGCCTTCAGCGCGGCTTCGGCGAAGCTACTGTCGAGTTTCACATCGATCATGCGCCACGTGCCTCATCCAGCGCCGCGCGCAGCAGACCCCACAGGGCTGCGAACAGCGGGCGGTCGGCGGGGGCCGCTGCCTCTTCCAGCGCCCGCAGCGCAGCTTCAGCTTCGGCCGGGTCATCGGCGCGGCGGATCACCTCCAGCGCCTGTTCTATCGTCGCAGTCATCCGCCCACGATGCTCGAACATCGCCTGCGCCAGCGGCCCGGGCAGCTTCTGCGCCTTGTCGGCGATCTCGGCCGCCACCCCGGCACCGGGCGCATAGGCCCAGCCGCGATCGATGCCCGCAGGTGCCCCGGTCTTCGGGTCTGGCATCTGCCAACCATCGGCCAGTTCCTTTTCCGGCTTTCCGCCCAGCCGCCGTGCCCCGGCGAGGCTGCGGGCACCGGTGACGTAACATCTGCATCCCCAGCCATTCGGCGGCGCATGGGTCTGCCAGAATGGATGGTCTGGCGGCAAAACCAGTCCGTCCCAGCCCAGATGCTGGATGCGCGGCTCAAGGCTGCCACCATGGCGGTAAACCCAGTATTTGAACCCACCTTCAACCAGCTGCGCCATGCGGCCGGCTGCATAGCTGGTCGCCATGTTGGTGCGATAGATGACGCGGGTCCGCCACGCCTCCCCAGCCTTGGTCCCCTCGCCGGTCCAGCCATGCCACCCATGCTTGGCAACGATCTGCCGGAAGTCACGGCGGAACGCCTCGATCCCGGTACCATCCGCGATTGCCCGCTCAACTGCGCCACCCAGATCGGCCAGCAGGTCTGCCTTGACCGCGCCGGCCACGACAAAGGCCCGGTCATGTTGCGATTGCCACAAGTCCGTCCAGCGCGACGTCGGCACCAGATTGCCCAGCCGCAGCCGAAACGCCGCGATCTGTTTTGCGAAGGGCAGTCGCAGGATCCCGCGCAAATCAGCCATCGACCTCACCCCGCACGGCGTCACGTCCCGCCGCATGGGCCGCGATCAACCCCAGCGCCAGCGCATTGGCCAGCCCGGTCCCGTCCAGTCGCGGGAATGCGGCCAGCAACATTTCCCGGGCCTCCTCCAGACTGCCCGCCGCCGCCAGCATCGCTTCGATCTGGTCGATCATCGCGCCGATTTCCGGGGCGGCAGCGTCCGCCATCCGGCTGGCCAGCTGGTCAATCGGATCGACCGCCACAGGATCGCCGCTGGCGGCCATGAGGGCGCTCAGGGCGGCATCGGTGCGCGCCGGGGCGACACCCCCTTTAAAAACGCCTCTTTGGCGTTCAATTAGCGATTTCTGCCCCGCACCCCCGGTCGCATCCGCACCAGCCGGGCCTTCGGGTGGGGTTTGTGCACCACTTTGGGCACCAGAGGGCCGCAGCAGCGCTTCTCCGGCCTGCGGCTCGGACAGTCCGAACTTCGAATAGACCGATGCTGCCGATACCGGCAGACCGCGATCGATGAACGGCGTGACGGCCGTGGTCCAGGCCGCCAGATCCTCGGCCGGGGGGCGCTCGATCTTCAGCCGCGGCCAGAACTTGCGCGGTACCCCGTTCAGCGCCATCCACGGCCCGATCAGATCCCGGTTCAGCGTGCCGCCCAGCTCCTTGGCATCGGCCCGCTCGATATCCTCCTGAACCTGCCGGTGCTCCTTGCCCGATCCCAGCCCGCCGGTGACGGCGTCGGTGGTCGCGGTCTGGCCCAGAACCGCCTTGGACACCTGCTGATCCAGCCAGTCGCTGCGTTCCTTGTAGAGCGTATGGGCCGCGCCGACATTGGCCGCCTCGATAAACTCGATCTGCATGCTGTCCGGGATTACGGCAGCCATATCGCCGGCAATGTTCGCGACCGCGCGGAACAGGGTCTTCTTGTCTTCCTCGCTGGCGCCTGTGCCCCATTTGCCGATCCGCACCGGCTGGCCATAGGTCTGGGTGAAGATGGTCCAGTCGCGTTGGGTATAGGCTTTGAACATCCACGCCCAGGCGACGATCCGCGCCAGACCTGATCGCAGCGGCAAGCCAGACTTGGCCTTGATCCGCGTCCAGATGAACTTGCCACCTTCCAGCGGCAACTTTTGGCCGGCGGCATCAAGGCGCATCGGTGTCGACAGGTCATGATCTGCAAAGCGGAACCACCGGGGATCGCGCCATTCCAGCCGCGCGGGCTCCCATTGCCCCTCGCTCGTATCCCAGATGATCTCCGTGCCGGAATAGCCCTTGCCGATACAGTCGAGGATATCGAACAGGTCGGTCTGCAACTCGTCGCGCTGCAGCCACTTGCGCACTGCCGTCGCCCAGCGTTCCCCGTCCGCCCCACCATCCTCGGCCGCCTCGACGGTGATATCGATCTGGCTGACAGACCGCCGGCGGGTGCCCAGCACCCCCGCATAATGCAGGTCGCGCTCTTCGATCGTCTGCGCCAGCTCCATGTAACGCACCGGGTCACCCCTATCGGCTTCGCGCAGGATCGACGCCAACCGCTCCGGGTTCAGCCCGTCCCCCGGATACCCGGTCAGCGGGCTGCGCACGCCGCCCAGCGTGGCGCCCATCACATCCTCGGTCAGCGTCGACCGCACCAGCGGGCGACCATAGGCATCAACAAGCCCGGCCTTGGCCATCAGATCAATCCTTTCAGCAGGCTGCCCAGCGGCGGCTTCCACCAGGCGCGGTTTTCATTGTCATCCGGCCCGCCCAGCGGATCGGCGACGCGAGTTTCAGAGACAGCCGCCTGATACGCATATTCGCACCAGGGCAGGCGGCTGGCCCAATGTGCCAAGGCCACGGCAATTGCATGGTCGCCGTGGCGCTTTTTGCCAGTGTCGCCATCGCGAAGGGCTGGCAGGCGGGCGATGCCACGCACCAGCTTGATCGCACGCAAATCCGACAGGTGGTCGGCGTCCCGTATCAGGGCGATTAGGTCATCCTCGAACGCAGCCTTCAGCGGCGGCATCTCCAACCGGTACCATTCCTCGCTGAATTTCAGGGCGATGATCAGCCCCGCCCCGTCCGGGGTTTCCCGTAAGCCGAAGATCCGGCCCATGTCCTCGGCCACCGTCCAGCCCATGCCGGTTGCGTCGAAGGCCGCGCCAACCAGCCGGGCGCGAACGTGATCCAGCACCATGCGGGCGATCAGCTTTTGCTCATCCCCCGGGACATTACGCAGTTCATAGGCCAGCACCTCGCGACGTTTCAAACCGTCTTCAATCGCCATCAAAGACCCGGTTGAAAGGTCGACATGCCGCGCGAAGTCGGATCCAAAGGCAAATCGCTGTTTGAGGTCCAGCGTGGCCAACTGCGCGCGCAGCTGCGTCAGGAACGGCTCCATCAAGGACGCCTGCCGCACCCTGTCCATATGGAGGTAGTCGCGCGGCAGATCCAGCCGCAGCACTGGCGCATCGACCACCATCCGCGCCTCGATCAGCGGACCGGGCAGCCACGCGCCCGAGGACTGGCTGGGGACGCAGTACAGCTCCTCGTCCGCATTGTCGCGGTAGAAGTCGAGGATCTTCTGCCGCCACGCGGCCTCGGTCGTGGGCGACCACTCCTTGCCGGTGACCAGGCAGATGCGGCGATACAGCCCCTGCTGGAGCGCCTGGTCCAGATCAATCCGCATGTGGGCGTAAGGTGACCGCCCCGCCAGAATGTCCTGGATTTCTGAGTTAAAGGCGTTGTCCGCCCCCAGATGGGTCGAACAGACCACCACCTGACCGCCCCACATCAGGAAGGCCATGGCGGACTTCAGCAGCGCGCCCAGATCGTCAACGAAGGCAGCCTCGTCGATGATCACCACGCCCTGCTTGCCGCGCAGCCCTCGCGGGCTGGACGACAGGGCCATGATCTCGAAGCCAGAGGCAAAGCGGATGCGGAAGGCGTTGATCGCCTTGTCGCCATCGCCCTGGTCAAACAGGGTCTCCTCGACCGCGCCGGCGGCACTGTCGAAGGCCCTTGCCCACATCGCACAGACGTCGATGAACTCGCGCGTCATCTCGCGGGAATACGAGATATACATCACGTCCATGCCGCCATGGGTCTTCTGCCGCGCAGCGCGCAGCACCGCATAGGCCCCCAGCCCCCACGTCAGGCCGATCCGGCGAGATTTCTCGATGAACAAGGCTTCGACGGCAACACTGTCCAGCAGCCGCACCGCCTCGGCCTGATAGGGCAACAGCACGGACGGCAGGCCATCCGCCTGCACCATGCCGGGGATCACGTCCATCGCCGACGCGCGGGCCTCGGCCCACTCCCGCTCTGTCAGGATGGCGTTCATAGCCCGGCCTCGCGCCGCATGGCGGTCAGTGTGTCGAGGCCGCGCTGCAGGGATCGGCTCGCACCAGAGCGGGCATCATGCGGCCCGAACGACGTGAGGTTCAATAGGCGGCGATGCAATCCGGTCCAGCTGCGCCCATCCACCGGGCGGCGCGCCAAAAGCAGGCGGATCATGTGCGCGGCATCAAGGCAGGCTTTCGCGATGTCGTCATCCCTCTTGCGCCAGAACGTCGCCTGCGCCTCAAGATCATTGGCCACCTGGGCAGGGGTTGCAGTCATAGAAATGCCTCCTCAGCCGCCCGCCACGCATCGCGGTGCCGATCCTCCAGACGGTCCCCGGACGCGGGCCGTTCATGGCTCAAAAGGTCGGGACAGAAGTCGCCCGGACCCAACCGCCACAGGTGCCGGAAATTGCCGGTGTTCACGACATCGGCCGCGCGCGGGTAAACCTCGATCGCTCGGGCGTCCGCCCCCCAGACCGCGACCTTGATAGCCTGCAACTGATCCCACGTGATTGCACCATCATGGGAGATCTGCATGTGGCCCATGCGGTGATCGACCAGCACCGGAAAGCCCGCGACGATCAGCTCCTGCTGTTGAAGAAAAATCGTCATCACACCACGCCCAGGATCTGCGCCTTGATCGCCTCGGTGGTCTCGCCGGTCAGGCCGCGGGCCTTCGCCACGGTCTCTACCGCCTCGGCCATCTTGTCCTTGACCGCCGTTTCGATCTTCGCCCGCCGGTCGGCAGACAGGTTCTGTGCCACTTGCGCCGCCTTCAGGCCATCTGCCAGCCGCTTCAGGTCTTCGGGGGCCACGCCATCGGCGGCGTCACCCAGCATGTGCAGCACCAACGATTTCAGCATTTCGCCGGCGATGATCGTCAGATCGTCACTGGCCTTGGCATCGTGCTTTTGCGCCAGCGTCGCTACGATCTCGCGTGTCTGATCCAGCCGGCGAGAAAGCCGCGCCTGACGCAGCGAGTAGCGGTTGAAGCTCGAAAAGGACGGGATCCGGAACTCCAGTTCCCCCCGGTGCTCCGCCATCAACGCCTGACAGCGCGTGACAAACTCGGCATAGATGTCGGTCTGGGTCTTTTCGCGGTCAGACAGCTCCGAGGCCGCCCAGGAGACGATGTGATCCGCCTCCGGTGGCAGGGTGTCAAAGCTGCTGAGCCGCCCGCGGCCGGTTGCCATGGCTCATGCCCCCGGACGCGACGGGCGCTGCACACCCTCGATTGCAATATGTCGGTCGAGGTGGCGCCGGCCCTTTTCCGTCAGGGTTGCAACGAGGATCGACCCGGCCTCGAACAACGAGACGGCACCCATATCGGCCAGCCAGCGCATTTCGTCATGCAACCAGGCGCGATCCTTTCTGATCCCGAACAGGTCCAATTGCGGCAACAGCAGATCGCTGTTCAGCCGCTCATCCACTTGGCCGGCCAAGGCGCGCAGCACCACCAGACGGGCCTGCTCGCGGATCAGTTGTGCCATGTCTTTCATTGCTTGCCCCGCTCCAGCATCACTTCTTGCAGCCGCTCGCTGATCGCCTCTACCGGCTTCAGCCGCTCGATCATGACCTCGAGCGCGCCTTGTAGCTTGGTCATCCGCAGTTCCAGATCATGAAAATCGGACCGCTTTGGCCCCTCGCGCAACTCCATTTCCAGCGCGGTGATCCGCTCCCCATGGCCCTGCAGCCGACCCGCATGCTCGTCCAGGCGGCGGGCGTTCGCGCGCGCGCCGCTGGAAATCAGCCCCCAGACGGTCAGGCCGAATGTCAGCAGCTGCGAAAGGGCGATCACCCACACAATGATCGGCGAAATATTGAGCACTTGTCCGTCCATCAGCGGATCCATCTCCTGAAGTTCATGCCATGACCCCGAACCGCTCGGGCGGGACCGAAACCGATCCGTCATCATGCGTGATCGGCTGGGGGTTATAGACAGCGCGGTAGAGGGCCAGCGCGGCGGGGTCGGCCCAGATCGCGGCATAGATCTGATCCGCCGCGTTCGGCCCATAGGGGGCCTCTGCGAGGATCGTCACGCCCGGCGTTCCCCGCCATTGCGCGGCCTGATCCTCCGTCATGCGGACGTAGACCAGCGCCGCCGCGCCATTTGTGACCGCAGGCGTCGTGTCCAGATTGAACCGCCCCTCCACCACGGCGGACGGATCAATCGCCGCCATCGCCGCAGCCAAGGCGGGCAGATCGGCAATGTGCAGGATTGCGTCCCGATAGCCCATCACAGCACCTCGATCTTGCGAATGCATTGCGGCCCGGTCAGCGCGGGCCAATAGCTACCCGTCAGCGCCTGCGCGGTCAGAACCTGCACCCCGGCCTCGGTCGTTACCCGCACGTCGCGGGTGCCGAGATTGGCCGTGATGATGGGTTGATCTGCGGCGAGGGTAGCAGCGGCACCGGATGTCGGGATGTAGGAGGTCCGCGCCGACCCGACTTCAAATTGCCCGCCCCACACCAGCAAATCTGCGCTGTCGGACGTTCCCTGAGTGCCTCGCAACCACAGTTTCAAGACCCTGACCGTGTTTGAGTTACCGGAGGCGGCGGCAGGTGCATCAAAGCGCGTCCAATTTCCTGTGACTGTCAGCAGCCGTGAATAGCTCACGCCCATGTCGTCTCTGAATTGGACAGTCTTTGTCGATCCGTCCGTTGTCTTGATCCAGATTGATGGCGCCGCCTGTGCTTCGGGAGATATTCCATTCGCGGGCGCGGCAATTGACGAAATATCTGCGGCCGTTGTCCCGCCGTTCAGCGCCATGACAACTCGGTCAGCAGTCATAGTCCCGTCAGGTGCCGTCGCGTAGTTTGGGGTCACGACAGGGGCGGTGCCGCTTCCAGCGCCACTCTTTGTCCATGAAGCAGCGCTCAGGTCGGACGAATGTGTGATCAGGTTCGTCGCGCTCGGCTCTACCAGCAGCCCGCGCAACGCCCCCGACACGGGGTTATGGTCAAAGCGCGGCATATCCGCGAGCGCCGTTTGCAGCACCCCCGCCGCGTCGAAATAGGTGGCAGACCCCGCTCGGGTGAACGTGACGCCAGCGGGCAGCGCGCCGCCCATGAAGTCGAAAACAGGCCCACCGCTTACACGCGCAGCCAGCTCGGCAATGCTGAACCCCACCCCCAACCGCATCAGAAATACAGCCCGAAAACAGTTGCCGTGGTGCCCGTGGCGAAGACCCGGCGGACGGCGACGGGCAGGATCGTACCAGCCGCCACCGTGACGGTGACATCCGTGCCGGCGGCAGTGGCGATCCGCAGCGTGCCGGCAGCGGAAACAAAAAGCGCGTCGGCAGGCAGCGCCAGATCGACAGTGTCGGACGGTGCCACCGTCCGCATGTCACGGGCATTGCCGGGGTGACCGTCCGGCCGGGTAGGCAGATCCGTGCGCAGGTCCAAGGACACGCCATCGGGCACACCCACGGGCGAGACCTCGTAGGTCAGCGCGTCGGCCAAGACCAAGCTGTCGCCGGCTTCCAGACGCGCGGAGGGCTGCACACCGGCCACCAGCTCGGACGACCGGATTTCGACCACGCCGGTCTCGACAGTCAGGCGACGATGCGACCCGGGAATGACGGGCACCCAACCTGCGGCGCTGAAGGTGATCGTGGGCATCACGCATCCTCCCCGGCCGCGACAGCCGTCCAGGCCGCGCCAGCCGCAACCATGCAGGCCATCCCGTCGCGCTCCATGACCATGGTCCAACCGCCGTCAGGGGCTGCAAAGAACACGATCGGCGCCCCGCTTGGCCCCAGCGCGCTGACAACCGGATGCTCGCCATAAGTGCTGGCGAGGCGGGCGATCATTTCTGCGGCAGGCAGGCACGGCACCCCCTGCGCCGACACCGGCCCCGAAAACAGCAACGCCACAAGGCCAATCGCCAAGGCTCCGACAATATCGAACCGCGGGCGGATGCCGGTCCAGACCAGACGGTACCGGGGCGCGCGCCGCTCAATCCATGCCCAGATGCCCAGCACCATCGGCGCCAGCATCTGCCATGCGGCAACGGCGCGGCCGCCGCTGGCGGCAACCTCGTCCGGGGTCGCGCCCAACCCCATGCCGGCGGTGATCTGCCACAGATCGATCCCGAGGGCGTTCAGGACAATGGCGATTGCCGACAGCAGGGTCAGCCAGAAGCTGCGGGCCTGCCACGCGGGCAGTTCCGGCAGATCAAGGTTATTCGACAGGCGGAACATTCGGGCCTCCTCAGGCAGATTTATGGATGACCGGGGCGGCATAGATGGCGACGATCCAGCCCTCCTGCCCCGCATAGATGACGCGCAGCCAGTGCCGCCCGCCGAAGACCCCGGCGCGCAGAACAGGCACTACGGCACCGTCGGGGATGACGGCGATGACATTGGGGTTGAAACTCGGCCAGCGGCGCATGTTCAGGCCGCGGGCAGCCTCGATCTCGACCATCGCCTCAGGATCCACGAACGGCTCCGAGGCCGCCTCGGCGGCAGCGTCAGCGGGATCGTCGCGGCCCAAGACACGGGCGCGGATCGCGTCGATAGGGAACAGCGGGTTCGGATCAGCCTTGCGGCCGGGGCTGATATACCAATGCCCGACGATGTCCTTCAGCGTCGGGATGCCGGCAAACAGGGCCGCCGCCAATTCCTCAACCGCCTCGATCTGCTCTGGCGTGTAGGACATCCAGCAGCCCTTGCCATGCTCGGGCGTCTCGATATCGGCCAGTGTGTAGCCACCGACCGCGCCCCCCACGCCGAAGTCCTGCCCCCACCACGCCAGCGCGGCCCCGCCGACCCCGCGGGTCAGGCGGCCGGGATTGACGATCTCGATGCCGATGGAAAAGACGTTGCAGTCGCTGCGCCCCTGCCAGCTCGACTTGCCAGCATGGGCAGCCCGACGATTGGTCGGCACCAGCTGGCTGATGGTCCCGTCGCGCTCGACAACGAAATGCACTGACACCGCATTGGATCGGGCGAGGTAGTCGCGGCTGTTGAACTTGTCGAGGCGTCCCGCCGTGTCATGCAGCACGACGATTTCGGGCATCATCATCCTGCCAGTCAGCTTGGCGGGGATGAACGGAACCCCTTCGATCTTGTGGTCATTCAGACGCATGTCACCCCCTGCGGCATTCGGGGGAACCATCGCAAACGCGGCGGGTGACGATTACCCACAAGGGCTTGTGGGCACCCGCGGGGGCGTCAGAACAGGGTGGATTGTCGGGGGTCTTGGCGCGACGGAGCGGCCAGATACTTGCGCACGGTCACGTCGCTGGTGTGCAGTCTGCGGGCAATTTCCGCTTTAGACAAGCCCTGCGCATGCAGGACCTGGGCGATCCAAGGCTTCGCCAGCGGAACACGGCGCTGCCAGCGCGGGCCTGCTTCCTGGGCGGCGCGCGCGAGGGCGGC